CTTATAGTTTGAATAAATTTCTTTTCTTCTTTGTGAACCACCCTTACCATCAAAGACCACAACAACCCGCGTGGGATTAACCATACGGATTGTTGCTCCAAGAGACTTTAAGAAACCAGATAGACCACCAACATGAATACCATCTTCGTTTAATGTGGGAATGGCAGAAAAGGTGCGTATAAATAAATTCATCCCATCAACAATCAAAACCTTACTATCACGATGTAGGTTTCCTTGTTCAGCTTTTTCTGTTTCTATTTCTTGTAAAAGTCTTTGATATTTTTTGTTCATACTTCATCTTGTAGTAATGGTTCATTTGAAAGTGTCACATCATCAATTCTGGCTTCATCCAACTTTTTGTATTTCATAATAACTTTATCAGCAATTTCATCATACACTATATCGTATAATTCGGGATCACTCATAATCTTTTCAACAAATTCTTTGGATTGAAATTTGATAACTTCACCAGAACGTTTATCTGTCCATGAATACCAAGCACCTGATTGAGATACAAGGTTGTGTTCTTTCATAACAGTAAGCCAACTACTGTAATCATCAATACCACTATCAAAGTAAACCTCGTATTCACACTCTCTTAATGGAGGACCACAACGATTTTTAACTAACTTTGCCTTAACTCTCGAACCAACAATTTCATCACGACCTTCTCTCTTTGCCTTGATGGCACCGATTGAAGACAGACGAAGACGAACAGATGCATGGAAAGGAATACCCTTACCACCCGGTGTTGTCCAAGGATCAGAGAATGCTGGAGCATTAAGTTTCTGACGAAGTTGGTTTGTAATAATCAAACAAATTCTTTCTCTACCGATAAGATTTGTAATTTTTCTCATTGCCTTTGAAATGATAAGTGCCTTTGCCGTAGCATAACCGTCTTTATCAAAATCTGCAGCCATTTCTGTTTTAGTGGATGCACCGGCGATTGAATCAACTACAATAGTTACCAATCTATTTTTATCGGATGAACGAACTTTCTCAATGATAACATCAACTGTTTCAAAAATATCTTCTACGGTTTCCAATGGAATGTATAACATATCTTTTAAGTTCAGACCTATTGCACTTAAATACTCAGTAGCAATAGCATTCTCGGTATCAATATAAACAGCAAGACCACCTTTCTTTTGTGTGTTGAGAAGTGCATGGGCTGCCAATAGAGATTTACCAGATTGTTCGAGACCTGTTATTTCAGATACACGACCAACAGGAAAACCACCATACTTACGATTGGAAATGGCCAAGTCCAACATGGTTGAACCAGTTCCTACCCATTCTTTTACTATCGTAGGTGCATCACTATCACCTTCAAGAAAGTAAGCGGTCTTAATGTTTTGAGCTTTGAATTGTTTGTTTATAGTTTCGGCAATGACTCCACCGAGTTCATCGGATAAATCACTTTTTGATTTTGCCATAACTCACCCTTATTAAAATAGGTCATCAAATGTAACGCCAATATCATCAGCAGATGATGTGGGTTTCTCACTCTTTTCTTGTTTGTAATTCAAATCAGCTGCAGGTTCTTCTTGTGATGAAGTTCCCATCCAAGTTTGTAATTGAATTTTCAAATCATCATACGATGGTTCAGGAAACAATTCAGTAATCTGTGGTTGTGTCTTAATTTTTTCAAGAACATCCTGAGATTCTGTGATTGGGGTTTCTTTTGGTTTAACACGAATAGTTGTTTCTGCATAAGTTTTACCAGCTTCTTCTGGTGACTTAACGGTAACAACAATATCACGACCAGATTTAGGATCAGACAAATCACCGTAATCGGGATCAACAAAGAAAGCAAGTAGTTCTTCATAGACTTGTTTACCAAATCCCCAAAACTTAACACCTTCATTTTCTTGACCACGAATGATAACAGGTGCATAAACTCTCATTTTTGGTTCGAGTTTTCTACCCATTACCCAGTCTTCTTTATCGCCAGTTTGTTTCAACTTCTCAGCAAATTCAACGATTGGATCAGGACGGCCAAATGATACAGGTGAAAGAATAGAACGCTTACCGATATTGTAATGAAAATACAATTCGATGAAAGGGTTTTCTCTATTGTGAATGTAAGGGGCAATACGAATTTGGGTTTCGCCCGGATCGGGTTTCCAAATGTTTGATGTGCGATTGTTTGTGTTTTTCAAAGAGTTCAAACGACTCTTGATTGCATCGAGGTTAATACTCATGCTGTTTCTCCAAATGTGTAATGAATAATGATTAAATGTTACTAAAAGAATGTTAGTCCTAATAGAACAATACTAATATACGAATTTAATGTTTAATAAGCAAGCAATTTTTTCTATAAATAAATATGGGGAATCCAAAGATCCCCCATTATGTAATTTTTTAGTTGGCAATTTACTATCACTTTTTGTTATATGTCATAAGTTTTTTCAATCTACGAACAAATGTTTCTGGCAATTTCTCAACATTGAAAGTGTTATCAACCCATTGTGGAGCATCATCTGTTTGGGGCATAACGTCACGCTTTGGTGCACCTGCAACCGGCTTACTTTTAGATTTTAAGAGCTTAACATTTTCCCAAATGTAATTCGCAACAGCTTCTGGTGTATCACCTTTTCCATATTTCTTGAACACTTCAACAACTGGTTCTTGTATATTATCTATAACATATTTTTTTAGCTCGCCTTGACCAACAGTAAACAAATTGACACCACCACCAGATGCTTTGGGAACATCTCCAGTTTGAGCTGCAATACCAAGTTGTGTTGCTTTAAGTGCCTCCATTGGTTCTTTAATATCTGTCAAATCCATTGCCTTTATTTTTGCTTCTGGATTTATACAAAATACTTGTGACCATCTATGGTGTCCATCAATAACAAATGTTCCACCGCCACCGGTAACTATAGATCTTCCTGCTGGAGCAACAACCCCGCCTTTCAAGGAAGCTTCTGCACTTGCGGGATCTTTAAGTGGATAACTCAAAGAATTATCCATTACCACTTCATTTTGAGTTGGTCTTAAATCCGTGCAGACAGGTGTCATTGCGGATGTTTTTACAGGTGCTTTGTCAGACAATTTTTCTATCGCTGCAATAAATTTTGGATCGTTTACGTGTTTACCCAGAGAAGCAACGAATTGTTTGTAATCCTTTTTCAGAATAGTTTTCAATATGTTTTTTCCCTTGTCTTCGTTAAGTTTCATTTTAACTTCATTTACTATTTTTTTCAATGAATTTTTCATAATCACTCCCATTATATCGTATTTACAAATTCTTCTTGTATTTTAAGTTCTTCATCTGTTGCCTTTCCGGTTGCACCCCAATCAGGAAGAACTGACATTATGTGAAATGCCTTAGCACTTCTGACATCTTTCATCCATTTACCAGATGTTGGGTTATCTTTGTTTTTTAATATATTCACATGATTTAGTCCTGGAAATACATATAAAGGCATACCACTTTCTTTTGCAAGCATAACCGAATGTTTTAATGGAACTATATTATCACTACCACCATGAATGATTGCACCATTGCCACTAATTTCTGATCCAGTTAATGATACAGTAGGCCATTGTCTATTCCATGCAGGTGCAACAAGATAAACTGTATCTGGTTTTTTTGCACCCATTGATAATGCTTGGAGAAGTATTGCTCCACCCCTTGAATATGCAATCAAAGTTTTTGGAGATTCCTCATTCAAATACAATATTGCCTTTTCAATATCTTCAGTTGTTATTTTTGTTGAATCGGAAAATGCAGGACAACCGGTATCTTGGTCTGGATTTGTCCATTCGATATTACACGCATCCACTCTCATGTCCTGTGGTTTCATACCAAAACCATGAAACGCACCTTTATCTATACCAATTTCTTTCAGTATATCTAAAAGTTTTATCATTTATATCTACCAGAAATCATATGAGTTCTAACTATTTCTTTTATTTTTTTACGAAGTTTATTCTTCATTCTCTCACTAACTTTTTTTTCTGCAGGTTCTTCATCTGGAACGGATTCTGGTTCTTCTACGGTTAAAAGTGATTCAACATCAGAATCTATTTTTTCTGAAATTTTTTCTGAAACATGGTTTATTTCAGATGAAATAGTATCTAGTAATTCAAAATCAGCATCAGTCAATCTTCTTTTTATGTAAAGAGATATTTTCTCAATAAGTTTTTGAATATCTTTTTCATGTAATTCTTTTTCATTTTCGGCATAAGGCATATCCTTTATCTTTTGTAAAGCCGAAAATAAAGAAGTCAATTGTGGATTGCCAAAAAATCTAGATGATAATGATTCCAATTTATCTTTATTTTCACCGTAAACTTCAGATGCTACAAGTTTTTTAAACCAAGATTTTACTATTTCCGGATTTTCTTGTGGAAAAATCACACGAATATAACTTTTTATCTTTGCAATAGATCTAGATGCGTCTATCAATACGATATAGCTAAATGGGCTAACTGCAGAAGAAGTTATCGATTCATTTATTTTTTTCTTTTTCATTGTTGTTTCTCAAGGCATTAGTGTTATTTTCAAACCGTTTTGGATAAGATATAGACTAATGCTAGTTTTTTTGTTAAAAAAATGTAATTTTCCAGATATTGGTTTCTTGTATTGATA